CAGTAATCTCGTTGTTGTCTAGTTTGGTCTGTAGCTCATCGTGAATGCTATCATTAAACGCCATCTTCATAGTTGGGTTTGGCAATACGCTATCTATGGCTTTGTAGGTAGAATCCAAGGCTTGGTCTATGTCATTGCCCCGCGAACTCCACTCGTCTGAAAAGGTAGTTCCCTTCTGCTGGGAGTCAGTGTACGCACCCAAGGCATGATATCCCATGATACTAGCCATAGGAATGCCTGTAACGACGAACTGCCCTGCTTCTGCTAGGCGTGTCTCTAGGGAGCTATAGAAGTCCCCAGTTTCAAACCGGTTCACGAATATTTGACGAACCATCGGGTCCTGTACATATTGGGAAACAAGGTTGTCTAGTTCCAAGCGACCTTGGGCGTAGCGTTCTGCAGCCGGAACCATCAAGGGGTCTTCTATAACAGTAGAGGCAACCACTTCTCCCTCACGAGTGAACGGTATGATAACGTCCTCGCCGGGAACCTTTGGCTGTGACGACTTGGCCCACGCAGAACGCAAAGCAAGCATGGCCTTTGGATTTTTGTTCGCAAACTCCAAAACACGGTCATTAATCTTAATGTCGCCTACCTGTTCTACCCTACCCGCAAGAACATCTTCCCACGCAGTACCCGTCTGTTGGGCTTGGATGTCTTCTGCTGCAGCAGGAGCTAGGGCAGTTGATTTTGTCGTGACTCCAACAACAGGGTCTAAAACAACATCTGTCTTGGCAGCATCGCCTAGCTCAACCATTCTTTCTACGGGAGCAATAGATATGCGCTGGGGTTTGGTATCCGTAGCCGGAGCATCCCCAGATTTATCGAATCCTACAATGTCCCGTTCTTCCACAGGCTTTGAAACTTCTTGTGGCTCTGCCATAGGTTAGGTCCCCACTCCCATTGCTTTTAAAACATCTTCTGCAGCCGCTGGTTTTGTACCGTCCTTATCAGTGTAAAAGTTACCTTGTCCATCCGTATAATACCCGGAAGGGTCCAGCACCAAATTGTCCTTTGGCTCTTCACTGGTAGAGTTGTCTATGGTAGTTCTGGGTGTTGTATTCGTATAGTTTGCATATTCAATACGACGAATTACTGAGTCAGCTTTTAAGACGCGAATTTCACGTTTTCCAAATTCTGTCGCATCAACTTGTGCAACTTCATATAGAACCTGTAAACGACGACTATTGGTTTCGAAATCGTCAATGACTTGACTTAAACCAGCAGTAGCCTGTGGCTTAGATGTAAACAACCCTGTTTGACCTAAACGTCGTAACTGTATTTCAAAGTCTTGGTTCGACAAGCGACCTGATGGGTCTACGGCACGAGCCATCTGCGCTGCAAGAGATAACTTCAACGAATCAATTACTGATAAATTCATGGCTGATTCTTTAGAAAGAAATCCTGCACGTACTGCTACTTCTGATAGAGTTTCTGCATTTGTACCATCTTCTGTTTCAAAACTTCCAAAAAACTGACTTAGCTGACCGCCCTCTCCAAAAATACCAAAACCAACAGCTTGCATTGCGGCTTTTAAACCTGTAGGGGTATTGTCCTGTTGAAGCAATTCGTTTAATTTGGCAAGTTGACGAAGAGCGGTTTGGTTTGCCTCATACTGGTCGATTACTTTCGCTCTTTTAAGACCGTTGTTTTTGAAATAATCTTCAGGGGGTTTCATCACTGTTCTTTTTGGTATACCAGCAACTACAGGAACCTTATCTTCTTTTAATTTAATCAGGGGAGCGTACGCTTGAATAGCCGCACGATGGTCCCCACCAAACTCGTCTTTAATGTACTGTGAAAATTGTTGGTTCATAACTTGGTCACCGCCAAGAGTTTTGGACAACATTCCGTACCCCAGCTTTTCCATCTCTACAGCAGATAGTAGGCTATCAAAAGCTTCTTCCGTACTTGATGCTCGTCCGATATCCGAATAGTTTGTTATCAGTGTTTGTATTCCTTTTCTGTCACCACCGTATCCTAAATTTGTGGCTAGTCGTCCTACGGCATCTATATCAGTCTGGTCAGCAAACTCGTAGGCATCATTTTTTGTTTTTCCATCGACAGTAAGAAAAGAAAATACAAAAGCATTTTCAGGGTTGTTTATAAGCCCCATTGTTACTTCGTTTTCTATCAACGTTGAGTACGCGGTTTCTGTAACCTGATTAGCAGCGTTTGGCTCCCCTTTAATTGCAGGCTGTAGTTTATTCATAAAAGTGAACAGGTTTTTAAACTGGTCTTCGGGGTGTATGTATTCTGACTCGACACTCCCAGTCACCTTGTTTAGTCTTTGACCGTCAATGTACAGGGCAGAGTACATCTGCACATCATTTTTAAAAGACTGTAAATCTTCTGGATTTTGACTAAAGTGATTTATCATTCTGTCTTGTTGAGTGATATCTGCAGAAATATTATTGTATGTAGTTAGCCAAGTTCCTCCAGCTTTTGTTTTATCCTGAAGTCTGGAAATATCTTCTGTCCATGTTTTGTAAGGCTTCGGAAACTGAAGTTGATTATAACCAAAAGTACTTCCAACTTTATTAACCGTGTTGGCAATTTCAATATCTGTCATACCCGTCTTTTTTGCCAATGCACTGAGGACACTAGGGTTCGCGTCTTCCTTACCAGCCAACTCAAAAAACTGTTCTTCGTAGAACCTTTCATTTGCAACTTCTGCTGCCTTCTTGGCCTTCTCTGTCTCCAACATAGCTCTTTTGGTGGATGTCCAGCCCTTCAAGGCCCCCGTTGCGAATGCTATTCCAATGCTCATTATTCCGCCCCCCTCTTTTCAGTTAGAAAGCCCTTATCTTCTTCGGGCGGTTCTGGCATCATGCCCAAGCGTATCTTGGCATTTATGTTTTCCTGCACAAACTCAAACATGCGGGGGTTGTTGTCTTTCATCATGCGGAAGAATGTCTCGTCGTCCATCTCACGTTCCTGACCGGCATTGTCATTCTCGAACAGCCGGTATGGGATATTCTCTTCCTCTGCCAAATCCGCAATGAACAGTGCAAGGGACGGCTTCATAAGCATACCCATGTCCGGGGTAAACATGCCCTCTTGGAACCCCTGAAATATAATGCCCTCAATGATGACTTCAATAGATACACCAATCATCAACAGCTTTAGCATCTCGTCTTTCAACTTGGGCCGTTTGATTTTGGCAATCACTTTTTCCAGTGCAAGGTCAGGGTCAACATCCTGTGGGGGCTGTCCCCAAGGCCACTGGGAATTATCTTGAGTTAAGGAATGTCCCGACGGTGCAGGGGCGAACCTATCGCCATAACGCTGGTCAATACTAGTCATCTATACTACCTCTTGTTTGGACTCTGTTCGAACAGAAGCTGCCGGTGCGGTTCTGACCCTAGCCAAAGAGCTTGACTCTAATCCCATAGTTTTCGCACCCTGTCTTTTTGTCATGTACTGTTGTGAAATACTTTGCATTTGTGGGTTGACGTTGGTTCGTTGAGAAAGTCGCTGCATAGCGGCTCGTACATCTGGGTTGTTTACTCCTATGGGATTGTTAAGAGAAGATAATCCTGCCACATTTACTGTAGATGCTGAGCGGGTAATTTTGGGAGCTTTTATTTGGGGAGTTTGGAACGGTCCTCCTCCCTTTTGTGATTGCAAGTAGGCTCTGGCTCCGCTGCCTATAATGTTTCCGGCAGCGTCTAGAATAGTGGAGCTTCCTGTGCTGTAGTCAAAAGCTGAGTCTAGAAAGCCCATCACCCCACCTTCATACCCTATGGAGTAGTCGCCCCCTTCATCTGTAAATTGTTCTACGCCTACTAACCAATCGGCACCCTCTCCTACGAGGTCCCCGCCCCAGTCCCATGCTTTGTCTGCGTACTCTACAATTGTGTCCCAAAAATCCATCTAATTATTCCTTTATAAAGCACTAGCTGCCCACGACGCTAAAAAGTTGCCAATACCAGATGCCAACTCATCCTTTTGAGCTTGGGTGTATAGCTTCTCGCTGTTCGCGAACTGCATTGCAAGTGTTCCAATGTCGTGTTCGCGCTGCTTGGCATTCTCGCTCTTTTGAAAGTTCCAAGAAGCGTTGTCGCGATACGACTGCCAAAGATTGTTCAAGGCATTCTGGCTCATGTTAAAAGCATTCTGGGCGTTTATGCGGTTTGTTTCGTTTTGAAGAGCGGTGTTCGTGGTGTTAATTTCTCTACGCCACACAACGTTAGACTGGTCAACTGCGAACTTCATTTGCGCGTTAAACTTGTCCCGCGAGTCTATCATATTCGCATTGAACTGACTCATTGCATTAACTTCTGATGTGTTAAATTGCCGCATGGCTGCAACACGGTTAGCATTTGCTGTATCCACCTGTGCGCCTAGTTCCGCAAAAAACTCTTCTACCTGTAGCTGGTTCTTGGCGTTGAACTGCTTTCGAGCATTCTCTTCTGCTGAATCCTTGAACATACCCTGAACAAGTGCGCTATAGGTTAGGGTGCTGGACTTCTGTTCATTGTCCAAGTTCTTCAAGTCTACTGAAAGTAAGGACTGTGCGTTCGTGACTGCAGCCTGCATACGGGCATTTAGGTTCGCCTTGTCCATCGCTGCGAACGTGGCGGCATTTGCAAGAGCAGTTTGCTGCTTGTTGTTCAGGTTTTGCAACTGGATGGTTGCGTACTTGTTCGCATCCTGCTGGGCAATAGCCACCCCAGACTCCATGAGGGCTTGCGTCATTGCCGCCCCTGCCATCGAACTGGAACCCAAGCCACGAGCCTGCATAACCGAACCGATTTTGCGAACCGCTGGTGCGGCCCACGGCGGCATAGGACCCCCGCTTTGCAGGGACGACATTAGCTGGCCTAGCTGATATTGTGTGGTAGCTCGTGGGTCTAGCTGGTCTGTTGCTGCAGTAGCAATAGCCCCTGCAGAGGGGCCTGCCTGTACACCTGTCATGTCAACGTAGGGACCCGTGGGAGTTAGTTGGGCTGCTGTTGCAGGACCTAAAGTATCTAGTTTAGAACTGACATCATCTATTGCGCCTACTTGTCCCACAGTTGGAGAAGACGAGGTAGGAGTTGTTGTGACAAGTCCGGTGGTATCTGCAATAGCGGTGGGGGCTAGAGGGTCTAGTCCTGTTAGGGATGGGTCCTGTATAATAGTCCCTGCATCCTCAGTGAGTTTAGTTGTCGTCACTGTTCCGGGTGCGGTAGCTGCTCCCGTCGCTGCCGATGTCATTTCTTTTACTATGTTTACCATAGGTTAGCTTCCTCTTCCCAGAGCCTTGTCCAGCTTATCTTCTACTCTGTGCAACGCATCCATTACACGGTGCATATCGTCCCGTGTTTCACCACGAGTTGCGTAGTCTTCACGGGTTCGATTAACCAGAATGTCTATTCGTTTTATTTCTTTGGCTACACTGCCAAGATACCAAGCACCGCCCATTACGACTATCCCGATTAGGGTATCTATGATGTGGACTAACTCCACGGAATAAACTGCTGTAGACCATATTGGACAGCCACTAATTTAGTTTCGGTGTCACTAGAAAAAGTTACTGCTTCTTGGGCGATACCAATAATCATGGATGGATTAGCTGTTGCTTTCTGGCCTATACCAGCGGCGGCAGATGAACAAATACCATCACCCATTTCTATATTGCCGCCACTGTTGTTACAAAGAATGTGACCATCACCAAGAACTAAAGCTTGATGTTCGTTGGTTTGATTTTCTGGTCCACCATTCATAGAACAACCATAAGCACCTAAAACCGCTTTACTATTGGCAGTCTGGGTTTTACGCACATTGTATCTAATGCCCCTTTCACTGTCAGTGCCATCACTTTTTGGAATGTATGAAAGGCTAGTAGTTTCTAACAGTGTTCCATATGGGTACGCAGGTAAATCACTATCTGGGTCATTATCTGCGTCAGGAATAATACAAGGGTGCTGTGCAGTAAATGCGCCATAGGTAACTGTGCCACCAGAAAATGTAATTCCACCTACGCCTGTTCCATCACCGTCATTAAAACCAACAAGAGTTCCGCCACCACTATCTGCACCAGCTTGAATTAAAACCCCATAGCGATTTGCGTTATTTCCATCGTTAAAGAAGTAGGCAAGATAATTAGACGCTACATTCCCTCTAACATCAAGTTGAAATGCCGGTGAACTTGTACCAATGGCGACTTGGCCTCCCTCTAAAACAAGGTTGCTTGCATACTCTGTTCCATTATTATATGTAGCAAAGGTGTGATTAACCACGCCAGAAGTTACAACCTGTCTTAGCCTCATGCCAAAGAGATTGCCTGATGTTTGCGGATACGCAAAATGCGCCACTTCATTTGTGCCAACAGAACTTCCATCAGCCGTAACAACAAGAGGTTCGGCAGCGGCAACAACAGCTTGGTCATTGGCTGCACCAATCCCCACACTGTCCGATAGAAGATTTAAGTTGCCAGTTGAATGGTTAAGAGTTACTCGTTCTGTCGCAGATGCTCTGTTATCGCTGCTAGTAGAGATTGAAAACTTGCCAGCAGAATTAAACATTGTCGTGTTTAAATCTGTCGTGTCATTTTCTTCCAAACGCAATGTTGCGTAGTTTGTACCAGTAATGCGAACACCATCGTTGTCTGGTTCAAATACAGCATCACCCGATACTGTCAATCCATCAGAAACAAGTGTGCCAGTGACATCCACGCCTGTGTTGGTGGTGGCGAGTTTTTCAGAGCCGTTGAAAAACAGCTTCACAAAGGAGTTAGATGCCGCCTGAATAAAATACTCATCTGTGCCTTGTGATTGTACGGCCCATTCAGCATTAGCTTTTTGGAAAAGACCACCAGTTCCAGTATCTACAATATAGCTATTCGACCCATCGTGGTAAATCTGCAAATCAGACCCAGCACCGAACATAGCTTTGGCATTGTCTGGGAACAGGATATCATCCGTACCAGTAGGCACAGTGAACACTGTAGCATCAGCATCGTTCTTCAACGTGATGTCTGATGTAGAACCTTGCCCTGTCAGAATCAGACCTTCAGCAGCGGTATACCCAATGGCTGCATTGTCACCGGCTGCTGTGTCACCAGTAGGTTCAAAGGTTGTTGCAATCATTACTCCATTTGTAGCAAGAGAAGTATCAGCCGCATGGGTTAATGTAATATCACTATCTGCACCAAAATGAATTACTGCACTATCTGACAACAATTTAATATCATCACCGAATACAGCGTCTTTAACAACAGACAAACCACCGTCAGTTTGAAGTGAACCATCCGTTGTGCTTGTTGCCTCAGTCGCATCATCAGTTTTTAGAATACCACTAAATGTTCCTGTTGTTGCAGAAAGAGTGCTTGCACCTACGATTGTTCCACTAACATCTAAGTTACCATTAATATCAATCAGGGTTGAGTTGAGTTCAATCTCGTCATCTGCGTTGATATCCAAGTCACCATCAGCAGGTGAGCCAATGTTAATTGCTGAGTCGCGGAATTGAACTACCATTGCTGCATTAAGTAACAACCCGGTGTCAGCAACGTGAGTCAGAGTTACATCTGTGTCTGCCCCAAATCCAAGAACGGCAGCATCAGACTTTAGTGTTAGGTCATCCCCAACAGTTGCATCAGCGGATATTTCCACGAGGGCAGTTGTTATTTCTACCTCTGTATCCGCAGCAATATCAAGTTGACCGTCCGTGCTAGAATTTATAAACAGAGCAGTGTCGCGGAACTGCACCTTCTTATCTGTTGCAACTAGGATGTCCTCGCCCAAGCCATCTATGTAAGCGGTTCCATCCAAATACATATCCTTGAACTGCAGAGAGGCCGTGCCAATGTCTAGGGTATTTGAGGTTTTCGGTTTAATCTCTGTGGCACTTGCAACAAAGTCTTGCACCGGACCCAAGACAGTAACAGGCGCACCCTCGTCAGCCGTGCCGTCGTGAGTGTGTCCCGAAGATTCGTTAAAAGCAGCATCTACCGCGTTAAACTCGCCGTCCAAATCAGAGGCGTTGATAACGTTTCCGTCTGCTATGTTGTTAGAGGTGTCATTCCTTGTATAGCCCTGACCCATCTTTATATCCTTCCTTTATCGCCGCCCGTAAGTGCCGTATTCGAGCGTAACTGCGTCTAGTGAGTGTGGTGCGTTTGTCGAGTTTGTGCGAAACTGCACCGAAACAACATACCCAGAACCGACTGTCTGGCTTTCAAATAATTTCTGTACTGTGCCGCCGTAGGTGTTTGTTGCGTAAACGGCGGTTCCGTAGAATGCTGGAACACCTGACCCCGATGTGTTGTTGAAATTAAAAGCAGCGGGTTGAATTACATTTGAATCATTAAAATCAAACAGTAAGTTTACTTCACTAATTAAACTGCCATCTGGGTCTGCGTACAAAAATAACTTGTATATGGTTTTGCGAACACGAGGGTCATTTATGGGTATGAAGGGTGTTGCAAAGGTGGAGAAGATGTCAGCCCCGTCCATGCTGTTCCCAGATTCCATCTTGTAAACATACCCGTTGTCATTAGCAAATACGATGGTTTCTGTTCCCTCGTACAAGTTGCTGCTGGCAACATGCGCCTTGAACCCTCTGATTTCTGCCCAGCTAATTGCCTGTTCTACTTGAGAACCCACAATACCCCGTGATGAAGATTCAGTAAAACTAGCGTTGTATCCCAAAAGTCTATACTGGCTCTTTGGTCTGATGACTACGCTGCTAAAAGAGGTGTGGGCAGTTACAAAGTCTGTTACATCATCCTGTATAACTTTTGATGCAACTGCTAAATTAAAGTCCCCAATCTTTTCAGTTGCAGACAGGCTTCTAATCCCATCTGGTCCTAAGTAAAGGATATCCCCACCAATCTCTTGAATTGTATCTGTTTCTGTACAGCCTGTATCAAGAGTGATGGGTTGTAGTTGAAAGTCTGCAATGGTGTTTCCAACTAATCGCTTGATAGACCTCTCACTAAATATTATAAGCTGTTCTCTAAAAATAATCAACCCTGTAATTGCACTACCTACATTTAATGTTCCCGCACCATTGGCTGCAGAAAAATCAGTAGAAGTGTAAGGGGAAGTAAATACGAGGTTTGAACCCTTTGCAAAAAACAGTTGGTTCTTAAAGTCTGCAACGTGGCTAGCTCCAACGCCCTCTGTAGGAATACCGTCTAGGGCTGTAAAGGTGTTTCCATCATAAATAAACGGTACATTAACTCCATCTACCCCTACCATAAAGTCAGTGCCGCTGTAATTAAAGTTTGCGAACCTGTGTCGAGCCATTCCTGAACGGTCTACGCTACGGAATGTAATTACAGCATTGTCTGCAGGGCTGCTGTTCAGGGCGGGATTGATAGCGAAGGTTGCGCCACCGCTGGTTATTGATGGGGTGGCTGTTAGGGTGTATATTAAAGCTACACCTGCAATAGTAAAAGTATCACCTGCTTGGGGTGTTCCGGTTATGCCGTCAACGTCTAAGCTCGTTCCGGTCTGTGAACCTGCATTTACTAGCACTGTTCCATAGCTGGGCGTGTTTATCTTTGACCAGCCAGACCCTGTTGATTTAAACAGGTCATCCCCTCGTGCTGCAATTACTGCGCTTTCAAAGGTATGAACTCCCTGCATAATACCCGCACCAGATGTGAAGGTTACTGCAGCTTGGTCGGCGGGACTACTTGCAAGCGAAGACGTTAAAGTTAGAGTGGCTCGTTTGTTC